TGTATTAATTGGTAAAATTTCCTATATTTAAAAACATTTAAACCAAAATATAAATGTCTCAAAATCAACAAGTTAAGCAGAGAAAAGAGATAGAAGCCTTCAAAAAATCTTTTAGAGAAAAGCATGGCGTAACTCTTTATGTTTTTACACCTTCAGAAGAAAGATATAGAATACCTTTAGATGAATACATTAGGGTTACTATAGCAGCAATTCATGAGAACAATCCAGAGTTTAAATACATAAAAAAAATACCAGGCACTAAGCTTAGGAAAAGAGATTATGTTAAATGGATTCAAACTATGTGTTATATAGCGTGGCAAGATGGCCATACTAAAACCAGTATTGGTAGAGCCATAGGAAAAAACCACGCAACAGTGATTAACTCATGTAGGACGTTAGAAAATGCTTTCTTTGCATGTGACAGGGAGATGATGGAAACATTTGATAAATTAATGGCAAAACTAATAGACTATGTGGGAACTGTTCCAGCAAATCTTGAAGAGAAAAATGACTCCAAACCAATCATTGATCCTATTTGGGATCAAGCAAGGAGTTTCATTGCCCAAGGTTAAAGCTGAAGATAAAGAAGAATTAATTGAACTGGGCATGCTTGAAAAAGTAGATGGCCTATATAAAATGACACCGGAAGCTAAAGCTTTCTGTGCCAAGCTAGATAACTATTTTATCAAAGCTAAGAAAAAGACAGACATACAACTCATGGGTAAGAACTTCAATGATAAGATTCATACCTATAGAGAAATATTTCCTGCAAAAAAATTACCAAGCGGTAAGCCTGCAAGAAATAATGTCAAAGCATTAGGAGAAGCATTTAGATGGTTCTTTGAAACTTATGATTATTCTTGGGATGATATTATAGGAGCTACAAGAATGTACGTGAATGAATACAGAGACAAGGAGTATATGTATATGCAGACAAGTCAGTATTTTATTTGCAAGCAGGATAAACATAGAGTTAAACACTCTACATTAGCTGATTATTGTGATATGATACGTGATGGTATCAGCACAGAAGAAGAACATTTTAAAGAAAACGTTGTATGAGTAAACCAAAACCAGCATGGGTGGGCCAGTATGAAGCCTTCAATGATGCACTTAAATATATGTACGCCAGATCAACAGGTGATGAAAAATCTATATACACACCATGGCCAAAGTTTAATGATGCATGTACTGATGGACTTGAATGGAATACCTTGACGGTTATTGGTGGTAGACCTGGTTCAGGTAAGACTCTTATAAAAGATCAGATAATAAGAGAATCCTTTATATTAAATCCTAATGATAAGTTTAGAGTATTAGAATTTCAATTTGAAATGGTGGGTAGAACCTCAGCCATTAGAGAGTTTAGTTCTATAACTGGTAAAACTTATAAAGAACTGTGTAGCGCAGGATCTATACTTAATACTGAAGTATTGAATGCATGTCATCAATATGCAAAAGAAAGAGTTAAGTATCCTGTAGACATAATTAGTACACCTATGACAGTAAACCAGATGCGTGATCAGATAGATCAGTATATGGAAAAGCATAAGGGTACTAAAACTATAATTACTCTTGACCATAGTATGTTGGTAAAGAGAGCACCATATCAAAATAGCACATTAGATATGTTATTTGAGTTAGGTGAATTCTTTACACAATGTAAAAGAGACTATCCATGTTTGTTTATATGTCTATCACAATTAAATAGAAATATAGATAACCCGGATAGGGCTATAGATGGTAAGTATGGTAATTATATACTTGAGTCAGACATATTTGGTTCTGATGCTATGCTACAGCATGCTGATACTCTAATAGGTATCAACAGGCCAGCAAAGCAGAAGATTAGATACTATGGTCCTGATAGATATATAATTGAAAATGATAGAACATTGGTGTTACATTTCTTAAAAGCCAGAAATGGTGATGCAAGGATGTCATTCTTTAAAGCAAAGTTTGAACAAATGCAGATAGATGAGATGCCAACACCAGCTCAACAAGAACGCAGATGATAAATACTAAAAATTTAAATAATAAGAAAAAGATGGGACTAACACCTCAAGAAAGAAAAGAGAAGGTTGCAGCCCTTAGAATAGAACATGAAGATTACTTTCAAACAGAAGGTAAGATAAATGCACTATTTATACCTAAGATGGCTTATAGACCTTCAGGTAAAGATGAGTTACATGTATCATTCTTTCCAAGTGAATTAGAAAAAGAACAAGATATCTATACAGAGTTTGTAAGTATAGATTATGAAACAGAAGATCCTAAAAGAACTCTGTATCTACATAAGTATAATCCACATTGGAGAGAAGAGTATGAGATGATTACATCCAGCTCAGGATTTCAAAGACACATCATACCTGTAAGTGAACTTAAAGTAATTAATGATGTAACAAGTAGGGGTAATGCAATTATAGATTTTGCTAATCCAAGTCTACCAGACCCAGACTCACTGCTCCCTTCCTCAACTGCTCCTGACCTTAATGTTGCAGTGGTTGAGAAGTTAGATGAAATTAATCAAACACTTAAACAATTAATAACAGTAATAAATAAAAAGTAATATGGCAGATAGCGTATTAGTAATTGCAGATTCAGGTACAGGAAAGTCAACCTCAATCAGAACATTAGACCCTAAAGAGACTTTCATTATAAATATTGCTAATAAACCATTACCGTTTCAGGGATGGAAAAGCAAGTACACACAGATAAGCAAAGAAAATAAGGATGGTAATATAACATCTGCGTCTTCTTCTGCTGGTATAGTTAAAGCTATACAACATGTAGACAAAAATATGCCACACATCAAGACATTGGTTGTAGATGATTGGCAGTATATGAGTTCTTTTGAATACTTTGATAGAGCAAATGAGAAAGGTTATGATAAATTCACTCAGATTGCAGCTAACTTAGCTATGGTTGCAAAGCTTCCTAAAGACTTGAGAGATGATCTAACAGTATTCTTTTTGACACATTCAGAAGATTCAACTGATATAAACGGGAATAGAAAAATTAAAGCAAAAACTATTGGCAAAATGATTGACAATACGTTAACTTTGGAGGGTCTATTCTCAATAGTCCTTTTTGGTAAGGTCAATAAAAATGATGATGGTGAACTTGAGTATGGTTTTGAAACACAGAACAACGGAGAGAACACATGTAAATCACCAATGGGTATGTTTGAGGAAAATTTTATCCCAAATGACCTGCAGTTTGTAAAAGATTGTATTGAGAAGTATAATCAGTAAAAATTAATTATTAAAAAAAGTAAATTATGTTAAGTACTAAAGACATGTCTGCTGGATCAGGCAGTATTAAACCAGTAATTGGAGTGGGTAACCACAAAATTAAAATTAATTCTATTTCATTTGATCAAACACCATATGATTCAGAAGCATACAATGTTACATTGCATGTAGAGTCTGAGCCTGTAACAGGTGAGTTTAATGGTTTCTTGAAAGATATGAATAACCCAAATGGTGAGCGTTATGCAGGCCAAGTAGGTAGAGTTAGATTTAGCCCATATCCATTTAAAGATGCTGTATTGCAGAATGGTAATGAAATTAGCAGAGATACAGAAGTATTAAAAGCTATGGTATACTTATCAGAAGTTCTTGATAAGAGAGAAGCTCTTGATAAGATTGAAGCAAATACTATTGAAGAATTCATGGTTGAGTGTAACAATGTATTAGGTAATAGTAATTATATCAATGCTTGTCTAGGTGCACGTGAGTGGGAAAACAAAGATGGTTATGTAAATAATGATTTGTTTTTACCTAAAAGAAGTAAAGATGGTGTTCCATTAGAAGCTCTTAATGTAGAGAACTCTAATCTATTGACATTTGATAGAAACAACACAAATCACTTCAGACCATATGCAAAGAAGGAAACTCCAAAAGCAGACAATTTTGAGCCAGCTGTAGCAGCAGGCAGTGATTTTGATCTGTAATATAAATCAAAAGAGTGGGCTCAGTATAATGCTGGGCCCATTTCTTTTAATATATTTAGATCATGTTCAATACTAAAAATTTAATACTAGAAGAATCAGACGTACCAAGCACATGGGTCTTTCAATATTATTTAGATCTTCCTGAACAGCTAAAGGGTCAAGACATAAAGATTAAATCTATATTTAATCCTAATGAACGGACACCAAGCTTTTGCATTTATGTGGACAAATCCATTATGCAGTATAAGTTCAAAGACTTTTCAACAGGTAGAGGAGGTAATAAGGCTGACTTAGTTAGATTAATGTTTAATCTTGATTATCCTGCAGCAACACGTAGAATAATAGAAGACTATAATAATTTTATCCAACAAGGTGGTAATGTACAGCAATCATTTCAAGCACAAGCAAAGTGGGAGATTGATTTTATAAAGTACAGAAACTGGACCGTGGAAGATAGAAAGTATTGGTTAGGATTTAGGATTGGTAAGACTATGCTAGAGAAGTATAATGTAAAACCAATTGATTATTTTACTATGACTAAAGAAGAGGATGGTAATATTAGATCATTAAGAATAGGTAGTGCATGGTGTTATGGTTACTTTGACAAAGATGGTGAAGTATATAAAATATATCAACCAAAGTCAAAGAAGCATAAGTTTCATAAGATTAGAAATCATATCCAAGGTATTGATCAATTGGAGTATAATCAACCATATTTAGTTATATGCTCTTCACTTAAAGATGCAATGTGTTTAAAGGGTATGGGTTATAATATAGAAGTTATTAGCCCAGACTCAGAGAACACAATGATAAAACCACATATCATATCTTTATTAAAGAAGAAGTATAAAAAAGTAATAACTCTTTTTGATAATGATGAAGC